TTGCTCTTTGGCAGAGGTCTTGACCATCACGTTCAGCATGGCGTTGCAGTACTGTACCGGATCGATGTTCAGCAGCTCCGTGTCCATGAGGTCAGAAGTATACAGGTCCTTGGTACCTTCAGAGACCAGAATCCGGGAGAACTCCAGCATCTGGTTGAGGTCCTCATTGATACCCTCTTCGAAGCTGGTGAATATATTGTCTGTAATGATATTACTCTGGAACAGGGAGCGTTCATTGTTGGTGGGCGAAGACGAGGCGAAGGTCTGACCCTTCCGTGGCATGGTGATCCCCAGTACGTCATCCCACATCTGGCGGTAGTGGTTCTGCAGATCGATGAGCTGTTTGATGTTCTCGTACATGCTCATGTCCAGCACCGTGTACTGGTTCCAGCTCTTGTCCACCTTGCGGTTGTCCCGGTCCATCAGGAAGTAACCCAGGGCCTCACCATAGTAGAAGAACTTCTCTTCGTCCCAGTCTCCATGGCTCGGTACAGCGTTGACATCCATCAGCAGGATCTTACCCTTGCTCTTGGCGATCATCCGCTCGATGGTCCAGTTCAGGATCATGACCATCATCTGGAAGGGAAGGCCTATCTGGAGTACAGAGATGTTCTGGGCATGCGTATTGGAAAAAGCACGGCCGTTGTACGGTAGTGCTCCATTCTGTATCGGTGTGGGACCCTCCTCGCAGTAGATGTCTTCCAGGATGCGGGTACACTCATACACCTCATCACGCCACTCGGTGCGCGCACTCTCACCTGCATTCTTATCTACCGGGTAGTCCTCATCCACTTCCATCTCCTGCATCTGGCCAGTGACCGGATCCGGGTAGGTCAGTATCTTGACAGCTTTCTTACCTCTCCATACGGTGTGGTATATGGGCACCAGGTCTTTTGCGGAGTTGATATTGTCCTTCAGGTAGTTGTAGAACATCTGACCATTGAAGGGCAGGTGCATGGTGGACGCCGTACGGGCGTAGATCTTCTTGATGGATTCCTCACTGAGGCTTTGATAGTACTGCTCCACGGCATCGGCTGTGGTCATGTAGTACCGACGTACCGCCCAGGCAGCATCCTTTACAAATATGGTGTTGGGACTCATCCCGTACTTCAGCTCCATGGGGGATACCCGTTCGTACATATACTTCCCGTTCACGATGTTCTGGAAGGAGTAGAACCAGCCAGATATCAGGTAATCCTTCATCATCAGGTTACGTTTGCGGATAAAGGACTGCTCATCCATGGTCTTCTGCAGCCAGCGCTGTCCCTTGATGGCCTGGTTGTCAGCGTACGAAGCCAGGAACCGTTCCTGTACTTCTTTGGGCATCGGGATCTCCTCCTCCATGGGTGGATCTACCCCTTCCACCCCCTCGGCAGCTGCAGCTTGTTGTACCTGCTTCATGAAGTGCAGACTCAGGTTCTGTACCACCTTCTGCTGCATGCGATCCTGGAATTCGTTGTATGCTTTTTCCCCTGTGTTCACCACCTGCACGACGAACGGTCTCTGGGAGAGTTCATTGATGAGTAGGTCAATAGAGGTACGCAGTATATTGATAGGACGGATCTTAGCAGGAAAACGCTTGTGCTGTTTCTTCTTTGCGTTGAGTGGATCGGTCAGGTGCGTGAACCAGGATAGGGGAAACTCGTTGTTGTACACCTCATAGAGCTGTGCAATGGCGTTGTCATTGATCCCTCCGGACGAGGTCATGGTCCAGCTGTTGCGGATGTAGTATTCAGCATTACGATGATACCATTCAGGAGTCTTCTGGGAGTATGGGATCACCTGCAGGGGTTTACCTGTCATATACGCCGGAATGTCCTGTTGGACGGAGGGTTGTTTATTGGCCATATCAATAACTTGTAGTTGTTGCGTTTTCTAACTGCGGATCGTATGCATCGCCACTGGGGAACAGCTCCCGGTTGTAGAAGCTATCCTTCTGTGCTTCCTCCTCATGCTCCCGTTCCTGCTGATACACCTGTTCACGGAGCTCGTACATGGCCACGATCAGGGTAGAGATCGTATCCGCGTTGCGCTTGCCGTTGAATTTGCGCATCTCCTGGATACCCACGATATCATAGTACCTGTGTAAAGTTAGGTGCTTATTTCCTTTCTCGTCTGTACTGCGGTGCTGTTTATGCCAGTCAATGACGTAAGTTAGCCCCATACGCTTACGCTCGGTCGGCATATTCATGAGGTAAGAGCGGTTCCTGTTTTTGTTGATCTCCTTGGTGTTGATGCTCTCCGGTTCGAAGCAGACACGATGTAACAAGTGCATGCGCTTGGCATAGTCCAGCACACCCTGACCACCTCCTGCGATCTCACCCTGTACATCCGCATCGTACCATTCAGAGAAGTCGAACAGGAAACCGTAGGCACGGTCGAGATCTTGTGGACGTCCACGGTACCAGGCTACTGGCATGCCCTCATTGACCGGATCGATGTTGTTGTACATCTTCATGACGTAGCAGCAGAACAGTGAGGAAATGTCATCTGACTCTTCCTTATAATACGGGTCAAATACGACTTTGTACAGTCCTTTGGGAACCTTGCCGTATGCATCCCTGAACGGAGGCTCCACTACTGTGGCACAACCTTCGAGGTTGTCATCTTTTGTGTGCGGGTAGTTCTCAATGGGGCGGGCTTCACTCTTGAGCATGTTCATGAACTCAATGTCTCCGTTCTCCTTGCGGTAGAACTCTCCATGGCGGAGCAGGGACTGTATGGTAGCTGAACGCTTGATTCGCTGTTCCTGGGCTTTGAGTTCTTTCTGTCGAAACGGATTGACCGTGATTCGCTGGAATACTTCAGAGGGAAAGATGGGATATTCCGCACAGTACCCGTCGAATTCACGTGGATCTGGTTTCTTCTTCTCCTGTGTACGACGGTCTTCTTCATATTCAATGGCGCCACGGAAGTCTACATTGCCACTATCATCCATGAACATGGGATTCGTACGATAGGCTGGAACGAAGTACCCGATCTCGGTAGCTTCCATACCCTCTTCCCAGATGTTGGGGAAAGCCAGCATGTTGTACTCCCTCGGGTTGTTGAATACGTCTTCCAGTGCTTCGATGGAAGGACCTTCCTCACCACCTGTACCGAATGCGGAGATCTGACCGGTGGTCACACCACCATCCTGTATAGAACCGATGCACACTTTCAGTGCTTTCTTACCATTCTTGAACGACCCGAACTCCTCGAACACCACTTTGCGTCCCCGTTTACCCCTGGTCTTGTTCGGGTTATCGATGACCACACCGATGATCTCGCTCATGGACCCCCGTTCCACCCCGAACCCGTCTATGTACGAGGCCTTCATGCGCATTACCTGATCGCTCTTCATCCTGTTCTGGCTCCATTCCGGGCAGTTGTCATTGACAAAGTCCAGCATGTCTTTGGCCTTGTTGAGGATACCGTCCGTAGACAGGTACTGCTCGATGCCGGCAAAGTAGTAGCTCTTCGAGCGGGGAATAAAGGTGTAGTTGTAGCATCCGTCACTGGCCTCTTTGAAGGAGAAACCTGCACCACGTGCCTTGGCACAGGCGATGTGCTGACCACCGTCGGAGTGGATGCCCATGAAATCACCGCCATTCCAGGCAATGTCCTTGAAGTTGTACCACTCGTAATCGATCTCATAGAAACGGGGAAAGGAGAATATCTTTTCCATGGTGAGCTTACCGATCTTACCACCCTTACCGCGGGCTTCTTCTACCGCCTTCTTCAGCTGGGAGTCAGGAAGCTTGGTGATGGGTGTGAAGTTCAGGTACCAGACATAGCGCCCGGGTATCCACAGATCCCCTGAGGTCATCCCGTCTGCACAACGTCGCTCCCACATGTCCCAGTACTCCCGGTATTCCCGGCTACCCTGTGGTGCACGGGTGTAGAAGCCGCCATTCTTGATGAAGTCATTAGCAGCTTCCTTGAAGTATTCTACGTTGGCCAGTCTGTGAAATCCCATAATCTAGTCTTCTGCGTCCGGATCATAGTCAGGCAGTCCTTTTTCTTCGTTCTCATCAGGAGCGTCTCCCTCACCCTCCGTGGTTGCCTGTCCAAAGATAGTACCTACGAACTCTTTAAACTCCACACTGGAGGTATCAGGTCGTTTTCCTTCCTGCCATGTGGTGCGTTTTCCTTCCTTACCACCGAGTTTCCGATCTCCCCGTACGGTCTCTTCCGCCA